AAATTATAACTTTCATCATATAATTTATCGTATTTATAACAACCAGTTTCTATATCAAGAGATGTATCTACAGGGTCTATTTCTGGACCTGTTGCTCTATCATATATTCTAAAAACAATGGTTTGAAACTGTTCAACTTCTCTTCCTTCTGGCACAAGTAAATCATAATCTTCACCATAAAGTGCCATTCCTGTTAAATCATACCAATAATCATAAGTAATTTCCATCCGAAGACCAGAATCTCCATCATATGCGTTGTCTAAATAAGTAAAATAAAGAGACCTATGACTATCACCTGATGGCGGTTGAAGATAATCAGTAAATGAACTAAAAATCATTTCATCAGTACTACCAGAATAATAACCAGCAACAATATATCTTGGCTTACCATCATCCAATGTTTCTGTATGTAGCGTAGCAAAAATAGGAAGAGCTAATCCTATTGGCGTATTTCCTTCACAATCATCAGCCGTTTCAACTGCCCATTCTCCAGGAAATAAATGATCTAATAATGTTGATCCTGGAGCAGATGCCATTTGAACTCGGCCTATACTAGCTTCGTAACTTGTTATAAAAAGTCGTAAAACGCCTACTCGAAAACCTAAGCGTTCAAGAGGATCAATTCTTAACGCAATTTCACCACATCTACAATAATTTTCTATTGATATCCCCTGGGCTGACAAAATATCATCATCTTCTATGCATTCTTCGCAATCAGGATATATTGTTAAAGGAAGCTGTTGCGTATATTTATCTTGAACTCTATACGAAAAATCTATTACTTTCTCGCCAATTCGTCTTAAAATCCTTGTATTATAAAGATCTCGTCCTACTTCAAATGCCAAACTCCCTATTATCTCAGCAAATCTTATTGTAATAATTGAAAAAAGATATTGAAGAAATAATAATACTTGAGAAATAATAATATTAAATTTGACTCTATTTTTAAAAGCGAAATTTGTTGGAACATAATTGGTACTTGATGCGCAATCGCTTTCAATATTTGGCCTAATTTCTTTTATACCCAAAAAAGCATCTCTTTTTTTTGATTCATAATGTGTACCTTGAAATGATGAAACGGCATATACTTTACCATAAATAAACCTATAAAAATAATCTTGTGGAGCTGTTGATCCACTAAGAATCAAATTCTTTTTATGTTCCTTAACATCATCGTCATATCTTAATGAACTAAATTCAACTTCATCAACCGGTGGTGTAATTCTAATATAATCTTCAAAAACATCTGAAAATTGATAAGTTGCAAGCATTCCTTCATTGTATTCAATTCCATACGCAGTACCAACACCGCCATAAGAACCATTAGAATTAGGGTTAAATTCTCTAATATTAGGTACAAGATATTTTGCTGTTGTAACTTTATTTGATTGAAAATCTAAACTAAATCTAAATCTCGCAACTGAGCCTGTAGGAATACCTTTCTTTTCATCATTTGTTATCTCTTGTTCGCCCAATTCATTTGTATAAACATAATCAATGTTCATTGGAAATTGCACCATTGCAACTCCATCTTCGTTAATAGTTTCAGTTGGATTAAAATATTCTAGTTCTGGATATTCAGTAACGCCATCAGAACCTATTACCGATTTTCCTGTAAATCTCACACATTCAATTTTTCCTTCTGATGTCTGTAAATTACATTTATATCCGCTTTTTTTTCGGATTTTACCGCTTCTTTTCACCGCATGACTAGATTCATCAGTTGCAGATGAAAATAGAATAAGAGCTTTTGGCTCAATTTTTATATCTCGTTCCGACAAATCAAAATCAGTCCTTGTTATTCCAATTTCGCATATTTCGGTATTTCCCCAAAAAGGATATACTTCTATTGTTTTATCAAAAGATACGATTTGTGGTAACGAATCAATATCACTACTTGATTTAAATCTAAAAAATGATTCAAATTGCTCAATACCGTAACCTTTATTAAGAAAATCTGTTGGTCTAAATGAAAAGCACCCAATATCTGATAAATCAATGTCAACATGTATAGATTGTGAACCTATCGGCACGCCCCATATCATAAAATCACCAGAGCTATTTGTTTTAACTGTGTATGAATAATATTTTTCATATACTTCAAGAACTTCTTCTCTATTTAATATATCTTTCTGGTCAAAAAATGTTCCTGTCGGATTATGCCCCGGATGCTGTTGTCTAGATGGTAATAAATTATATCGGTAATTATCTTCATTTTTATCACCAATTGAACGATAAGGATATAATGAATGTATAACAGGATCATCTTCATCAAGATCATCCTCTGGAACAAAAATAGATACTCTAGCATTTGGAATGCCATACCCATTATTAGCTGATATGCGGCCGACAACAACGCCATATTCAGAACAATTACCAGATGTGAAAATATCTTTTTGTGTGAATTTAAGTGAAAGTATTTCTAGTAAATCCCATTCTTGATTAATTTCAACATTAATTTTCTGGTCCCTTCCTATGTTTGTGTATATTCTATGTTTTTGCATCATCTTATTACTATAAATAGAAAGTTACCAATTTTCTATAAGATAACTAAAAACAAAATTAATATGAAGCCGATGTAAGATTTTTTGTACGAATTTTTATATCTGAATTTGGAAATCTAATTTGAAATATTTGATTTGATTTCATATATATTGTACTATCATACTGCCTAATTTCTTTAGTATATTCATCCACATATGATTGAGCGACCTCTGCTGATGAATAATTACCACCAATTTTATTAAATGCTCTAATATCAACAACATTTGCAACGCCAGAAACATTACCAATCTCTCTACCTAAATCGCCAATTAGTAATGGATCCCCCATTTTTCTTTTGCTAATTGAAAAGAATGAAATTATTTGTTGTATAACAGATT